CCTTGGCTTCCTCGTCGGTCCCCTCGCCTTCCTCGTCGGATGGCTCGGCGTCGGTCTCGTCGGTTTTTTCTTCGGTGTCCCCGGATTCTTCGGCGGCTGGCTCGGAGTCTGGCTCTTCGTCGGCTGCTTCGGTTCCGCTGGTTTCTGCGTCTGGCTCGGTTGTCGCGGTGGTCGGCTTGGCGAACTGGACGCCGAGATGTTCGGCGATGTCTGCGAAGTCGATGTCGGTGACGTCCGGACCGGTTGTTTGCACCTTGTCGGTGGTGTCTGTTGCCATGGTTAGTGGGTCCAAGTCCCGGCAGGATTCGGGTTGCCCGGCGTGTGGGCCGTGCGTGCGGGGTGAATCAAGAAGTCCCTGCGCATGCAGGGGGAATTACGGCGCCGGTGGAGGAATTGCTATGGGGGTGCGTTGCAACTCGCACGAACTGACGCGAAGTAGCGCGAATTAGCCTTAATTCCCTCGGTGTTTCGGTGGGGCGGTGTTTCGGTGGAAAGGCACCGACGGACATAGTCCGCCGCTACAATGTCAGCGGGAGACTTGCCAGAGGCCGATTTGGGCCAGGGCGTAGCCCCACCAGACGAGCATGAGAGCGTAGCGGCCGGTCCATGCCATCTCGGCGCCTATGACAAAGTAGACAATGCCTACGCTGGCGATGAGCCAGGTGCTCATTTGCGCTTGTAACCTAGGGCGGTGAGAATTGTCGTTAGCTCGCGGCTTCTTTGGTCGATGACTTCCTCTGCCATGTCGGGGAAGGCGGCGTGGAGGAATTCGTGGAGTTCGACTCTCAGGCGTTTGCGGCCGACTAGGCGGCGGTCGATCAGGATGCGGTGGCCGGAGCTGTTGTCGCCGGGCTCAGGGGTGAAGGCGTAGCCGTCGGCTTTGCCTTTCAAACGGACGTATTTCCAGGGCCATGACCGGCTGGCGATGCGGAAGCGGTGCTGCATGGCGGCGGGCGGACGGCTGGGCCAGCCGTCCCTACCGGGGGGTGAGGCGGTAGTGGGGGACGGCGCGGGCGCGTTGTTCGAGTTGGATGATGTAGTCCTTGCGTTCGGCGGCGCCGTCTTTGACCATTTTGCGGACGCGTTCGCTGGTGATGCAGATGGATTTGCCGGTTTCTTGGGCGAGCTGGGCGACGGTGAACCATCCGGCGGGGACATGATCGAGCTTCACGGGGCTTTTCTTGAGCTCGGTGATGAATTGGGCGAGCGAGGATTCGATTTGCTCGGCGGTGATCTTGGACTTTTTGCTCATAGATGGGTCACTTTGGGCGCCGGGGGGTTGTAGAAGATGTGATGCGGGCTTGGGAGGGCGCCTTGGGGTTTGCCGCGCCAGTCGAGGATGAGCAGGCTGGGACGCGGGATGCTGTCGGGGACGACTTTGTGGCCGTGGCGGGTCAAGAATTGCCATCCGCCGGTGACGCCGATCATGCCGCTGCCGTCGCTGTAGACGCCGCCGCAATGGCGGTGTCCGCGGAGGTAGACTTGGGCAACGGGGTGGCCGGCGCGGACGGAGTTGAGGCGGGCGTTGCCGAGGGTGATCGAAAGGGCGCTGGCTTCGAGGTAGGCGCGGGAGGTGGCGCCGATGTGGTGGGTGGCGTCGATGGCGCAGCCGTGGATGTTGATGAGCCACTTGTCGCGGGCGACTTCGTCTCGGGCGCCGATGAGTCTGGCGAGGTAGCTCTCGACGTCGTGGGTATGACATTCGGTGCCTTTGACGACGAAGGTGGCGGCGGCTTTGGCGGTGAGCGGCTTGAGGGCTTCGGCGGCCATGGCGCAATGGTTTTCGATTAAGCTGGCAACGACTTCCGGGCTCCGGTGATGGATGCCCTCCGTGGCGTCGCCGTTGACCAGGACGGCGTAGGGGTCGGGGCCGGCGATGGTGGCGACTTGGCTGAGGGCGTTTTGCCAACACTCCCACAACCAACGCTGATGATAGTTCCGGCCGAAATTGATGGTGTTGCCGGCGAGGTTCTCGCTGTCGGGCGGCATGAGGCCGACGGTGCTGCCGCAGTGCAGATCGGAGCAGACGACGAGGATCGACGGCTTTTTGTCGGCTTTCTTCTTGGGCATGCGCTTAGGTTGGGGAAGGCGCAGTGGGTTGAATGTGACCGCTTACCTGCGCGATTTCCCGGTGCATAGATGAAGGAGCGGGGCCGTCCGTGGAATAGATCCGGAGAGCAGTGGCGACGCCATGCTTTGACTTGTTTTTGACGCGTTGCCTTTGATCCATGCGCCGGGATCAATGCGGGGGCGGCGGGGGAATTGCGAGGGGATGGCGGCGGAACGGACTGCAACGCGCACGAAGTAGCATCAATTAGCGCATTGCTCCGAGCATGGAGCATGGAGCAGGGAGCATGGAGTAAAGGCAGGCGGTCGCCGCGGCGATCACAAAGACGCATTACTTTTTGTTATCTGTTGCCTTTTCTATCCACATCGCCGGCGGGTCCGGAGGCCCCGCCCTACCCTAGAGGGATTCGGGGCTGGCGAGGGCGTCGGCTCTTCGGGCGGCTAGGTCTTCTTTGAGGCTGGCTAGGGCGTCTAGGCCGCCGGCGGTGTGGGCTAACAATGGGGGTTGTTGGGCGGTTTGGGGGGCTCTGACGATGGCTTGGGCGTCGAGGATGTGCTCGTCGATGATGGCTATGATGGCGGCCCATAGCGGCGTGCTTTCGGGGACGGCCAGGGCGCCGCGCTTTTCTTGGTCGGTCAACGTGGGGACGTTGAGTTGGATTTTGCGGGTGAAGATGCTTCGCATAGTTTTCAGTTGGCAGTTAGCAGTTGGCAGGACCGGACGTGCACATGGTCTGCGGGCGATACTTGAAGTAGTCTTCAACCTCTTGCAGTTGAGAGACTTGATGCTTGTGCACAGGGTCGGAGCATTTGGAGACGAGTTCCTTGGCTAGTTGGATCGACAGCTCTTTGAGGGCGTCGCGCTCGCGCTGAAGTTTTTTGGCATGTGCCGTTAAGCTGGCAAACTCCACATCCCAATCGTCGTGGAGAGATTCAATAAATGCGTTTGTTTGTGGCGTGTCGCTCATAGGGTTTCTTCTAGTTGTAGGGTTTTGATGATGTCGGTGCGGCGGAACCATTTCTTGGCTATGCCGCGGAGTTTGACGGGTTTTAATAGTCCGCTCTCTAACCACTTGCGGTAGGTGGCGGGGGTGATTTGCAGCCATTCGAGGATGTCTGCGCGTTTCAATAGGTGTTTGGTCATGGAACAGTTTTCAGTTGGCAGTATTCAGTTGGCAGTTGGGGATTGGGGATTGGAGATTGGAAATTTGAGATTTCAGCATTTCAGATTTCAGCTTTTCAGTAGCTGCCTAGGGGTTGGAAGCTGAGGTCGGTGTTGTCGTGGTAGCTGGCGCCGCTGAGGACGAGGTATCTCAGGACGTCGATTGCATCTTTTGTTCCGGAGGTTTTGGGGCCCGTCCCCGTGTATTGGCTCAAGGCGAAGATGAGGTTTTTGCAGTTGCTCGTGACATACAGGGTCGGCTGGTTGAGGGCGCCGATGGGCTGGCTGTCGTCGTAGCTGAGCCAGTTGATAATCATGGTGACGCCTTCGGCGATGCCGTCCCCCGGGGCGGCGGTGAAGTGGAGGCCGATCTCGCTGCATTCTTCGATGAGCGTGGTCGCGCCTTCCCTGGCGACGGTGGCGGCGTTGCCATACCGGCTGTCCATGATGCGCTCGAAGATGACGAAGTCTTCGGCGTCGCGGGCGTGGCGGGTTTCGATGTTTTCGATCTCGAGTTTGTAGTGGCTCAACCCGAAGCCGAAGCTGCGCTGGGCGTCGCCGGCAATGCCGTCGGGGTTGTTGCCGCCGGGGACGGCCCAGGGGCCGGGAAGGCCGACGCCGGGGACTTCGCGGACTTGGCTGGGCCATTCGTCATAAACGAAGCAGCGGCCGGCGGCGTCGAATCGCGCCCAGATCATGAACCAGTTGCGGCCGGAGCAGGGATCGACGACTTGGTAGTTGACGCCGCGTTTCGGCACGCGGTCGGGGGGGATGACGTGGATGTTGGTGTTGAAGTTGACGAACATGTTGGCGGCCTTTTTCGTGGGGACGCCGTAGGCTCGCATGAGGATGCGGTCTTTGGGGGACTTGATGAGTTCGGTCTTCATCGCGTCGTAGTTGCCGAAGGGGTTGTCGGCAGTGTGGAAGTAGACGACGCGGGCGGTGGGCTTGGCGCATTGCTGGACGCGGGGGACGCGGATGGGGCGGCCTTTAATGTCGAGGACGAGCTCGGCTTCCGTGTCCTCGAGGGTGATGGCGCCGGCGAGGTATTCGGCGACGGTGTCGGTGTAGCCGAGGACGGGCGTGAAGCCGACGGCGAGTTCGCCGTTGCGGGTGATGAGGCGGAAGCGGAGGGCTTCGATCCACTCGGGACTGACGAGTTCGTCGGCCCAGCAGTAGGTTAATTCGGCGCCTTCTACGGCTTTGACGTCCATGGAGTAAAATTTGAACCAGCACTGGCTGCCGTTCGGGAGGACGAAGGAGTTTTCGGTGAATCCGCCTTTCTGCGAGTAGGTGATGTTCGTGACGACGCCTTTG